CGAGACGACTGAGCGCAACCGCCGAGTCACTCGCAAGAACTGAGGAGGTTCCGTGTCCCTGCCCACGCTCACGGACCTTCGTGCCGGCACGAACATCACGACGTCGGCGGACGACGACGAGCTTCAGGACCACCTGGACGCTGCGATCGACGTCGTCAGCGGCATCGTCGGGCCGATCGACTCGCCCGCCTCGGTGACGGAGACGCACTACAACGTGTGTTCTGACGTCCTGGTGCTGCGTCGGATGCCGGTGGGGTCGCTCGTCTCGGTGTCGTCCCGCTACGGCGCCGTGACGACCCCGCTGACGCTGTCGGATTACGAGCTGGACACCGGTACGGGTCTGCTGCGTTTGGCGTCCGGTGGCCGGTTTTACGGCACGTACACGGTCACCTACACGTCGGGACGGGATGATCTGCCGGCGGCGATCCGGCTGGCCGTACTGATCATCGCTGAGCACCTGTTCGAGGTGCAGCGCCGCCCGGGGTTCACCACCGATGCGCCCGCCGGTTTCGGTGGCGCTGACGGCATCCCGGACGCGACGAACACGGGCGGCACCGGCTACGCGATCCCCAGCCGCGCACAGGAGCTGTTGCAGCCCTACATGCGCCCGGTGATCGCATGACCGTCCTGTTCGGCGTCACTGCCGCTGCGGTGGATGCGCTGCGGGACACGATCCGCGCCGCGCTGCCGATGCCGGACGAGGCGAACGGTGTGGCCGTGTTCGACGGCCCCGCCCCGGAACGCGCCTATGCACCCCGGGCAGTCACGATCGCCGCGGCGTTCCAGGACGACCAGGACGCCGTGGAGGTCACCCGCACCGAGTCTGGCGCTGGTCCGACCGTGACGGAGATGCTGACGGTCGCCGGGTCGGTGTATGCGGGTGGCGGCAACGTGGACGTGGACGGCTACCGCGACGAGGCCGGCGCGATCCTGACCGCGATCGAGGACGCCCTACGGGCCGACCGGACGCTGGGTGACGTGGTGGCGCTGGCCCGGTTGGCGTCGGCGCAGTGGTTGCAGGGTCGGGACTCGAAGGGCACGGGCGTGTCGATCGGGTTCACGATCGAACTGGTGTCGCTGGCATGACGTCTCCTGTGTACGAGTTCCAGAAGTTGCAGCGAGACCTCTACCGAATGGGCCCGGCGAGCCGGCGACGCCTGGCTAAGACTTTTCGGGATGCGGGCGACCCGATGCTTGTCAGTGCTCGCGCTCGCGCCTACTGGTCCTCCCGGATTCCGGGGGCTATTTCGGTGACGGCGACCGTTGGCACCAATGACCGCATTGGCGTTCAGTTGCGGATCTCGGCCGCCAAGGCTCCCCATGCACGCTCCTATGAGGGCATCGAGGGAAACGCGACGTTCCGTCACCCAGTCTTCGGTCATATCGACCGCAGGTGGCCCACCGAGAACACCCGCCCATATGGGTGGCCCGCTGTGCGGGTCGCCGCCGGCCGTATCCAGCCGGCGATTGAAGCCGCTTTCGCAGACGCCGCACGCGAGTGCGGTTTCCACTGACCCCAAGGAGACACCCCGTGGCCCTGATGCGTGCCAAGCACAACGTCCTGGACGTCGTCGCCGAGGTTCCCGACAACGACTACTACCGTGACAAGGGCTGGGAGAAGGTGTCCGACGACACCCCGACCTATGACGAGGCCGCCCGCAACGAGGAGGCCGACGCCTTCCGTGCCCGCGTGGAGTTCGACCCGTCGGCGCACACCGCCGATGAGGTGGTCGAGCACATCGCGGCCGCCCCGGAGGCTGAGGCTGCGCGCGTACTCGAGGCCGAGAAGTCGGGCAAGGCCCGCAAGTCGGTCGTTGCGTCCGAGTAGTCAGTGGATGGCGTTGTAGAGCTGCGCCAGCACGTAGATCCCCGCCAGAACGGTCAACACGATCGCCAGCCCATACATGAGCGCGGTGTGCTTGGCGATGCGGGCCAGGTACCCGGTCTGCGCGGTCTCCTGCTCGTGGATCTGGTGCAGCCAGTCGAGTTGTTCCTGCTGCGCCTGCTCTGACCGGTCCGTGTAGCTCACGGTCCGCATGGTCCGGTACCTGGCCCCCGCTGTCTAGCCAGCCACACACAGTCTCGGCACCGCCTCCGGTGGCGCCGCGCTTCACCCTGCCCGCAACCACTCACCGGAGGACCCGGCCATGCCCGCAACTGTTATCCCCCAGTCTCAGCGTTTCTTCCAGCCCGGCGTTGTCGGCATCCTGTGGCTGCCGGCCATCGTCGCCACGAACGGCATCCCGACGACCGCCGAAGTCACCGCCGGCACGGACCTGACTCGTGAGGTCGATGACTGGTCTGGCTGGACCGTGTCGACGGCGTTCCTCGAGACGAAGGACGCCTCCACGGTGCTGCGCCCGCAGCTCGCCGGGGCCGTCACCTTCGAGGGCTCCTCGCTCACGTTCAACGGTTCGAAGAACGGCACGGACGCCCGCACCGTGTTCACCCGCGGCGTGTCCGGCTTCATCATCATCGGTGACGCGGGTGTGGCGACCGGCAAGAAGGCCGACGTGTACCCGGTGACGGTCGGCGCGGTGGCGAAGCTCCGCAACCTGGACTCCACGAACTTCAAGATCCGCGTCGACTTCGGCATCACCAACGTGCCGTTCGAAGACATCACGATGCCGTGACGTCGCTGCGGGAACGCATCGAGGCCAAGGCCCGCAGGACGACGACGCTGCCGATTCTGGTGGGCGACGCGACGAGTTCCACGGCTGCCGTCACCGAGGCGCTGCGACAGTTGCAGAACCACCAGGCGACGAAGCCCGAGGAGCCTGACGAGGCGTACGCGGCCGAGGAGCAGCGGCTGACGGGTGCCGTTCAGGACGCCGTAAAGGCGCAGCAGGAGATGGTTGTTCACGTCCAGCTCCAGGCGCTTCCGGCTGATGAGTGGGAAGCCGTGTTCGGCGGCGTGGAGCCTGACGAGAACGGAGAGTTGGCCCTGGACGAGTTCCGGGCGGCCCTCCTCGCCGCGTGCTGCGTCGACGAAGACCTGCGCGACGAGGACTGGTGGGCGCGGCAGCTCACCGGCCCGCAGTGGACAAAGGGCGAGAAGGGCGCCGCCGATCTGATCCTGCTCGACCTGAACCTGACCGCCCCCGCGGGGCCTCCGGGAAAAGGCTGAGGCGCGACCAGCTACACGCCGACCGAATGGCGTACTGCGGGCCGCGCGGCATCGAACTAGCCGCTTTCCTCCGCTGGTCGGAATCCTCACAGCGGGCCGCTCTGGACTGGATGAGGTTCGAGGGTCGGCGCTGCAAGAACTGTGGCACGCATCCCGACGAGTGGGCCGATGACCGGTTCGCCTACCACGCGCATTTGGCGCAGTGCAAGGGCTGCCAGCGGCAGCAGGGCCTTTCTGAGGCGAGCAGATCAAGCAATGAGCGCGGTGTCTTCGCCGTGATGGCGCACGGCTCCGCCGCTGTCTGCCCGCAGTGCCAACCGGACGACGACGACTGAGGGGGTTCGCTGAATGGCGCTCTCCCGCGACATCGTCATCCGCCTCCTAGGTGACGCCAAGAGTGCCATCGCGGCGCAGAAGGCCGCCGCTGACGCCGCCGAGGTGCCGATTGCTGCCTACAAGAAGGCAGAGCGGGAATATGCCAAGCAGCAGGCTGCCGAAAGTGCCGCGCTCGCAGCTCGCAAGCAGGCCATGCAGGAGGCCAGCCAGAGCGCCATGATCCTCGGCGGGGCGATGTTGGCCGCGTTCGGGATCGCCGCGAAGGCTGCGATGGACTTCGACAAGTCCATGTCGGCAGTCGGCGCGGCGACGATGGCGAACGCCGAGCAGATGGGCCAGCTTCGGCAGGCCGCTCTCGACGCGGGCGCGGCCACCATGTATTCGGCGACGGAAGCGGCGGACGCTGAGACTGAACTCGCCAAGGCGGGTCTGAACACGGCCGACATTCTCGGCGGCGCGCTGACGGGTGCTCTCGACCTTGCTGCCGCTGGTCAGCTCGGAGTTGCCGACGCCGCCGGGATCGCCGCGACGACGCTCAAGCAGTTCCAGTTGTCCGGCAGTCAGACGTCCCACGTGGCGGACCTGCTGGCCGCTGGCGCTGGCAAGGCCCTCGGTTCGGTGCAGGATCTGTCCGAGGGCCTCAAGTACGTCGGTCCGGTCGCGCACGGCATGGGCGTCTCCATCGAGGAGACGACTGGCGCGCTGGCCCTGTTTGCGTCGAAGGGCATCCTCGGCGAGCAGGCGGGCACGTCGCTTCGGGGCGTCATCTCCTCGCTGTCGTCCCCCTCGGTGGAGGCGACGAAGACCCTGGACTCCCTGGGCATCTCCGTCTTCGACGCGCAGGGCAAGTTCAAGGGGCTCGGCGGGATCGCCGGCGAACTCCGCAGCTCCATGTCGAACCTGACCCAAGAGGAACGCTCGCAGGCGCTCGGCCGGATCTTCGGTAATGCCCAGTTGACCGCCGCGCAGGTGCTGTACGACGCGGGCGCTGATGGCGTCAGGAAGTGGACCGACGCGGTCAACGACTCCGGGTACGCGCAGGAGCAGGCGGCGCGGCTGACGGACAACCTGGCCGGGGACATCGAACGCCTCGGCGGGTCGATCTCCACGGTGCTGATCGACGGCGGGTCGAAGGCGACCGGCGTTCTGCGGTTCCTGGTTCAGGCCGCGACCGACGGTGTCAACTCGATCGGCAGCCTGCCCGGCCCGTTGCAGGCGGTCGGCGTCGGTCTGACCGGTGTCGTCGGTGCGGGCACCCTGTTGCTGGGGGCGCTGGGCACGATCATCCCCCGCATCCAGGAGGCGCGGTCCGCGCTGGAGGGCCTCGGCCCCGCGGGCGTCAAGGCCAACGCCGCTCTCGGCGCCATCGGCAAGGTCGGCGGTGTCGCCGCAGCGTCGATGGTGGGGATCACCCTGCTGTCCGACGCCTACGACGCGCTGAACCCGCCGACCGAGATCGCCGTCGCCGATACGACCGAGCTGACCAACAAGCTCGAGGAGTTGGCCGGCTCCTCGCTGTCCACGGCGAAGGCGATGCGAGAGACGGGCCTCGATGAGCTGATCAAGCAGCTCCAGATGACCAAGGACAACACGTACAACACGATCACGTCGCTGGGTGACCTCGGCAAGGCTGCGTCGATGACCAACTACGGGTTCGCCGTGATCGAGGATCAGGCGCAGCACGCCAACGACGCCTTCAACCAGGCGACGCAGTCGATCAAGGACACTGACTCTGCGCTCGCTGGCATGGTCAACGGCGGCAGCGCCGAGGCGGCTGCGGCTGCGGCGATGCGCCTCTACGACGCGTGGACGAAGACGGGCGGCACTGCGGACGAGTTCAAGGATAAGTTTCCGGACACCGTTGCCGCGATGGAGGCATACTCCGCGACCAGTCAGACGGTTGTTTCGCAGACCGGTGAGCTTACCACCGGCCTCGGCGAGGCCGCGTCGGCCGCCGACATCCTGAAGACCGCGCTCGACGTCCTGAACGGCGCGCAGATCAACCAGGTCGCGGCGAACATTGCCTGGACGCAGACGCTCGCCGACCTCAAGATCGCCGCGGATGGTGGCTCGAACAGCCTGGACCTGAACACCAAGGCGGGCGCGGACAACGCGGCCCAGTTCGTGGATGCAGCGAAGAAGGCCAGCGACTTCTCGCAGGCCGTCGCCGACACGCAGGGCCTCGAGGCGGGCCGCGCAGCGCTCAACGGCTTCCGGGACGCACTGGTCGACCAGGCTGTCAAGGCGGGCTTCTCGCGGGATCAGGTGCTCGCCCTCATCAACCAGATCCTTCAGGTTCCTAAGGACACCCCCACGGCGGTCACCCTGCACGACGGGGCGACGCCCGGCATCGAGGCCGTCAATGCGTGGCTGGACCGGATTAACGGCAAGACCGCCAGCACTACCGTCACCAACAACGTGATCACGGTGTTCAAGCAGCTCGGCGCTCCCTACAAGGAAACCGGCTCGGGCGGCAATCCGATCGGCCTGCCTCCGATCCCCCCGAGGGCTGGTGGTGGTCCCGTCTGGGCGGGTCAGACGTTCCTCGTCGGCGAAGAAGGACCAGAGCTCGTGCAGTTCGGGGCCTCCGGGTTCGTCACGCCGCACGACATGACGAAGCGCGCGATGGCTACCGGCTCGGGCATCCCGGTGGGCGTCGGGATGCAGTCCGGCGGGTCGCCCGTCATCGACTATGACCGGCTCGCTTCGGCGGTGTCCGGCGGCACCAAGGGCGGCAGCGTGAGCATCGGAACCATCGTCACGCAGCGGAACGAGACCGGCCCCGAGCTCGCCGAGCACCTGTCGTTCCTGGCGCGGACGTCGTGACCGACACGGCGATCACCTGGCGGGGCCTGACCATCGGCGGCGGCGGGAACTATCACGTCGAGGAGTTGACCGGCTGGGATGACCTGCCGGACATCACCTCCTATGACCAGCCGCAGGCCCGTGGGCACGGTGATCACACCGGGGACCAGTTCGCCCGGTCTCGCATCGTCACCGCGTCCGGGACCATCGCCTCCCCTGCTGCCCGGGATGCGCTGGCGCTGGCTCTCAGCGCGGCCTCGCCGGTTACGTCGGCTCTCGACGACCTGACGGTGCAGACGTTCGGCCGGGTGCTGACCTCGAGCGCGCGGGTGATCCGCCGGTCGCTGCCGGTGAACGTCGACTACGCGGCTGGCGTGGTGCCCTTCGCCCTCCAGTGGAAGTGCCCGGACCCGCTGCGGTACGGGCCGGCGCAGACGGCGGGCCCGATCGGTTTGCCCACTCCGGGCGGCGGCCTGGCCTACCCGCTGGCCTATCCGCTGGACTACGGCACCGCAGGCACGTTGGGCATGGCGTCGCTGACAAACGTGGGCACCGCAGACACGTCGGTGCTGTTCACGGTGACCGGCGCCCTGTCGTCGGGGTTCGAAATCTCCTCGGCGGACGGTCAGCGGCTCACCTACCCGGCACCGCTGTTCTCCGGTGACGTGTTGACGTTGGACACGGCGACGGGTGCGGTGTTGCTGGGTGGCACGGCAGATCGGCGGAATAGCCTGACGGTGGCGGACTGGATGCAGGTTCCGGCGGGCGGCTCGTTGTCGGTGCGTTTCAGCTCGCTCGGTGGCGCCTTCGATGCGTCGGCGACCTTGACGGCGATGATCCGGCCGGCGTACTGGTGACCGACTTCCGCGTGCACGTCGGCGAGATCCGCACGGGCCGCATCACGGACACGGTGCCTGTCACTGGCCTGCGCTGGTCGGACACGTTGAACGGCACCGGCTCCATCGACTCGGTGACGATCGCCGGGTCCGTGGTGCGGGCGCGGAACCTGCGGCAGAAGACGTACGGTGCGCGCTGCTTCCTGGCGGTGGAGCGGGACGGCCGGATCTTGCAGTCCGGTCCGATCTGGTCGAGCACCTGGGACTGGGAGCAGGGCGTCCTCACGTTGGGCGCCTCGGGCATGTGGTCGATGGCCGACCGGCGGATCATCTACGACGACGCCGACTACAACAACGGCGGGATTCGGACGTTCACAAACGTCTCGCTCGGCGGGCTGGCCGTGTCGCTGGTCTCGCACATGGTCAACCTGATCCCATTCACCGCGCTGCCGATCGTGCTGCCCGCGATCGAGGCGGGCGACGTGACGCAGACCTATGCGCGGTGGGAGATGGTCCGCTACGGGGACGCGCTGCGGCAGATCACGCAGCGCGACACCGACGCCCCGGATGTGGCGTTCCGTGCCCGCCGCCGCGGTGATGACCCGCGGTTCCTCGAGTGGGTGATGCTGGCCGGCAGCACGGACGTCCCGGCGCTCAGCCAGGGCGGCCCGGACTGGGTGTTCGACACAACCCTGCCGCGCTCCCCGGTGCTGGGTATCTCCACCGACGAGGACGCCACGCAGATGGCCACCGCCTCGTGGGCGACCGGCAACGGCTCCGAGGCGGACATGAAGCAGGCGCGCGGGTTCGATGACGGCACCCTGTTGAACAACGGGTGGCCGTTCATGGAGGTCGACGAGTCGCACCCGAACGAAGACGACTACACGGTTCTCACTGGTTTCGCCAACAACCTTCAGACGCGCTCGGGGCGGCCGGTGGAGGTCTACAAGGTGCAGGTGTCCGCCGACTATGCCCGCGACGTCCGGCCCGGCGACTACTGCCAGGTGATCACCAAGGGCGACCCGTGGCTGGGCGACATCAACCGAAGGATGCGAGTGAAGACGATCTCCGGTGACCTGTCGGACGTGTTCACGCTCGAGATGTTCCCGATGGCGGGCACGCTGTGACGCAGGAACGCGCGACCCCGCCAGACTTCTGGGAGCGGGTCCGGCAGATCGCCACCGATGAATCCGCGAAGTCCTACCGGTCGGCGCCGCTCCGCAACGCCTCCATCACGGGAGGCGGCGGGCTCAGGGTCGGCGCCGGATCCAAGTTTGTCGTCCAGCACCCCACGGGTGGGACGCTGATGCTGGCCGGCATCTACGACAAGTCGCACGTCTACGACAGGGAAGACGGCTCTTATCAGCCGATGTTCCTGATGTACCGGTCGGACGGCACCCTCGCCATGTCGATGCTCGACTCTGGTGCCGGCGGGAATCAGTACTTGGCGCTGTGGGACCGCACCGGCAACGCCTTCGTCTCCGACGACACAAACTCGGGTCAGGGCATGGCCCGCCCGTACCTGTCGGGCGGATTTTCGGCGGCCAAGTACCAGGACTTCCGCTACTCGACGACGTCGGCGACGTTCGAGACGGTGGCACACCAGTACGTGACCAAGCAGCAGCCGCGGTTGCGTGTGCGGGTTCAGGCGTCGATGGACACCAGCGGAACCACCGGGGAGATGCGCGTGCTGGTAGACGGCGTACAGCTCGGGGCGACCAGCTCGGAGGCGTTCGCCATCGCCACCCGGGACTTCGGGCCGAACGCCATCGGCGGCACGCACATGCAGTCGGTGCATGTGGAGATCCAGGGCCGCGTCACCAGCGGTAGCGGCGCCCTGAGGATTGAGCCGCTGCGCTGGGAGACGCTCCAGTCCTAGTCCTGCGGGGCGGCGTGCTCGCCGGGCAGCGGCTCGGCGGTGATGACCGGCACGGGCGCGACCGGAGGCTCGCCGGGGTTCTGCGGCGGCTTCCAGCCTTCGGGCAGTGACCCGTCGGGGTTGACCTGCGGGGCCGGGATCGTCTCGGGCGCGGCCTTCTGCGACGGGGGCTGACTCATGGTCGTCACGGTAGCAGCGGGCGTGTCCACGACCGGGGGTGCGACCGGCTGCGGCGCGACCGGCTCGGGCGTCACGACGACGGCTTCCGGGGTGGGCGTCGCCGCTTCCGTGGTCGGCGCCACCTGCTCGACCGTCGCCGGGGCGGGCGCGTCGATGACTGCCGCCGTAGCCGCCACCGCCCCACCGAGCGCCAGCAGGCTGCCGGTGATTACCGCTGCCCCGACTCGTGTACGCGCCGCGTTCATCAGACCCATGACTTCTCCCCGCTCGTAGTTGCTTGCTCTCAGTAGAGCAGCGCGACGCGGTTTCGGATACAACTCGCGCCACAAATCGGAGGCCCTTCGCATGGCAGATGCACTTGGCACGGCGGGTCTCGTCGTCTCGGCCGTCGATCACCGGCTCGACCAGGCCGCCCTGCTCGCCGTTCAGGGCTCGGCCCTCGCCGCCCGCACGGGCGTGATGTGGGGGCCCGACTCGAACTCCATCGTCACGGGCACGTCGGCCACGGGCACCATGACTGTGAACGTGGGTCAGCACCATTGGGTGACCAGCCGTGCGGCCGGTGACGGCGTCTACATGGGCACCAAGGAAACCTCGACGACGCTCAACATCGCCGCCGCGCCGGGGTCTAACTCGCGCATCGACGTCGTGTACTCCAAGCAGAACGACGCGGGCTCGAGCATCTCCCCGGACGGCTCCACGGGCGAGGTGTACGCCGTCGTCACCGGCACGGCGGCTGCGGTGCCGGTGAAGCCCGCCATCCCCGTGGGCGCGACCGAGATCGGCACCGTCACCGTGGCGGCCGGCGCGACCAACACCCTCGGTGCCGGCGTGACAATCGCCAACACGGGGCAACTCACCGTCGCCCGCGGCGCCCCGATCCCCGTCCGCACCCAGGGCGCGCGGGACGCGCTCACCCCTTACACGGGCCTGCACGTCATTCGCCTGGACAACGGCGGGAAGCTCGAATACTGGGTGTCCGGCACGACGTGGGCGTCCTACGACAAGACGCAGATCCCGGTTCGGGGTCGCAGGGTGGCGGCAACCGCGGGTGGCACGCTGGCCGGCGGCGCGTCGGTCAACATTGCTGCCGCGCAGACCCTGCCTGCCGCCCCGCACGGCGCGGGCGTCCCCTACCGGATCAGGGTCAACGCCTCGTACCAGTGCCAGATCCCGTCCGGCCTCGGCGCGGTCCTGACCGCCACGGTCGGCAGCACTACCTACGAGCTCGACCGGCAGACGAACGGCGGCTCATCGAACACGATGACCCTCGGCGGCGAGGACGTCTTCTACATCTCCACCGACACCGCGCAGACCGTCACCGTCTCGCTCACTGCTCTCGCCGGGCAGATCACCGGCAACACGGTCGGCAAGGTCGAGATCGAGACCGCTCCGAACTCGGCGCTCTGACATGCCCAACATCGTGCCGGGCGTCGTGTGGCAGCCGGTCGACGTCGGCAACCGTGCGCGGCGCATCAAGGGCCGCGGGCTGTGTGGGCACGTCGCCGTGTCCTCGTCCAAGAACCTCGCGCCTGGTCCGCTGGCGACCCGCGCGTCCGACTGGCACTTCTATCTGCCGAAGTCTGGCCCGCCGATCCAGTACATCGACCTCGACTTGCAGTGCTGGGCGACGGGCGCGGGCAACTCGACGATGGCCGCCTTCGAGTCCGAGGGCGGGCTGGGCACCGAGGCTCAGGTGAACGCCGAGCCGTGGACGGACAACCAGCTCGATTGGGCGGCCCGGATTCTGCGGCACATGCACGACACGGAGGGTGTGCCGCTGCGGGTGATGGCGTCGTCGGAGTCGTCCGAGCGCGGATTCGGCACGCACCGCCTCGGCGTCCCCGGCTACATGACCACGGGCGAGGTGTGGTCGTCGTCGCGCGGCAAGTCCTGTCCCGGTACGGCCAAGCATGACCAGCGTTTCGAGATCGTCCGCCGTGCGGCGGGCGGCGCATCTTTGGAGGACGACGTGAACCTGTCCGACCCGCTTTCGTGGACGCGACCTGACACC